TTTCATAATGCCAATTACCATTTCTGTCACGAGTGACTGATAAAGGTTTATTGAAATTGCGAACCCATGAGAGTAAACCCATTTAATGTATAAATTTAGGCAAATATACAAATTTTTTTAATATGCAAACAATTTAACATAAAATTATTAAATAAAAAAACCCACCTATAAAAAGTGGGTTTAGTGTTTAACTCAAAAAAAATTATTTTTAACTATACTTAATCAATCCTGCTTTGTATAAATAAAGTGCTATATTTCTGCTACAATCAATTGAATGATTATTCTTATCAATATACTTGCCATCAATAAACCCCTCTCGGTCGCTGTCGTTTGTGTAATTGTTAACCTCAAAGTCTATATTTTCACCAATATAAAAAACGTTTATTGACTTTAAAATTTCAATGCCTAAATGTATGCTATTTGGTGCTTTTAATGCTGGCACGACATTATAACCATTGTCTAATAATTTTGCAATCTTAAAATTATTTGATGAGTAGTTGTTTTTAGCCCCTCCATTGTCGCAAATTGTAAACATATTTTTACGGTGGTTAATTAAATTTGCTATGTATAACAATATTGATCCATCGTCTTTTTTATAATTCACGTTGTTGTCAAGTTCTGCTAAAACATCATTTTCAGATTTGTACAAAATTTCTCTTAAATATAAATTTTGCGTGCCATCATCTAAAACTTCATACTTCCAATTTATAACCGCCATTGGGTCTGAAGTTCCGAAGTCAATTGATGAGTTTTCTTTGCTTTGAACTTGTAAGTAAGTTGATAGGTCAATTTCTTTCCAGTCTTTAAATACTTGACCCTCGACTTCTTTAACCCATTCGCCCAATACTACATGATTATATTTCTTTTTATTTTTTTCTTTAAGTTTGCTGTAATAAGCTAAAATATTTGTAGGCACTAAACTTGTAGGCAAATCTAAATAAGACGTGTGTATAAACATCACGTTGTCAACTATTGTGTTTTCTCCACCTCTTAAGCCTTTTTCTTTATAGAACTGCTTAAAAATCCAATGCTGAACGCTTGATGGATTTAACGATAAAATAGTTATATTTCTTTTATTTAAACTTCTTATTGATAAAAATACCTTTTCAAAAGTTTCATAATCTGGCATTTCGTCTGCTTCATCAACCACAAAAGCATTAAACTGCTCCAAAGATTTAAGGTTTGCTGTTTGTTGATAAGAGCCTGTTTTTATACCTTTAAAAGCTATGCGTTCCTTTCCTCGTTCAATGTGTGTAATGGTGTTGTTAACATACCTTTCAAAACCTAATAACTTAATTTTATCATCAACATTTGGCTTAATACTATCTACAATTGAAACGTTTGTGTATCTTGTGAATAGTACAGAATAATCATAGTTAACGAGTGCTATTGTTGACCACAAACCAATATTATAAGACTTTGCAGAGTAACGCCCACCTGTAATAATAACCGTATCAACCTCTGGATGTTTCCCCTCTAATAGCTGAAATAATGGTAAATACTTAGGGTGTATAACAACATCACTCATTTTTTGGTGCTTCAAATATGATTTTTGGCGGTTGGTTTATTGTTTGTCCATCTGTGGTGTGGTCTATTTGTTGTTTGTCTCCAAACATTTTAGGATAAAATTTAGCCATTTTCCATTTAATTGTTTGGGCTAAAGTGTTATATGTAGATGGGTCTATTTCTTTACTTAAAAGCATTTCTTTTAATTCGTCAAGTTCATTATCTAAACTTTCCGCCTTGTCTTGTATGCTGTTTATATACAGGTTGTATAATTCTTTGTGTTCACGCTTCCAACGACACCATGTAGAAAAATCAGGATATGAGTTCTTTTGTTTTAAAACTGCTTTGATATTTAAACCATCAGCAACTTGTAAACATATTTCTTCACACATTAAAAAATCATACTCACTTAGTCGTGCCATTATTAAAAATCTTATCTAAAAATATTAAATCATCTTTTGAAACGTCATTAATAGTTGCGTCAATTTTTACCTCTTGGTTTACAAAAAATCCTGTTTCCGTTACCCAAGTTGTTTTGACAAATATTTTACCCTTTTGCCATTGTTGGCTAATAAAATCACCATGATAATGCTTTTTAAACTCCTCGAAGCCTAAAGATACTAATTCCGACATTGTGAGGTGTGTGGTCATGGTTTCTGTTTTTTATTAAATAAACGTCTTATAAAATATCCTCGAATAAACGATACAATAAAAAAAACAAAAGTAATAAATATATTTTGATTAATTGTAACTTTTATTCCTAAAAGTGGATAAATCCATAATTGAATTAAAAAAGACGTTAACAAACCAACTACGACATTGGTAACGCTTTCAAGTGCTGAGTGCTTTTTACTTTGCATTATTTCAATATTTTGTTAACTATTCCGTTTAAACTTTGAGGGTCTTTTTTATACGCTTGGTAAATATACACAATTGCTGGCATATCTTGAACCTCAACCTTTGATATCTCATTTATAAAGTTATCCATTGTGTTGTAAATTGTCATCATTTCGCTGTTTGCCTTTTCGTCTGCAAGGTCGAAATGACTTTCTGAAAATCGTATCAGATCAGGTTTTAAATTTTTAACCTTGTTTTTTAGTGCGAATGGTAGCACGAACTTTGTCTGTAATTCGTGCAACTCATTTGCTAATATTTGGCTTAAGAAAATTGATTTTATCATTTTAGAATAAAGTTTCTTGTTTAACTTGTGTTGAATTAAAACGCTTTTCAGCATCTTGTAAGTTTAATTTTGCTTGTTTAAAATAACTATCTTTTAACTCTATGCCTATTGCTTTACGCCCCATTGAAACAGGACTATAAACCTCACTACCTACTCCCATAAATGGAGTTAAAACAACCTCGTCTGGGTTTGAATATAATTCAATTAATCTGTCAATTACATCTAATTGAAGCGGGTGTACGTGCTTTTCGTCATCTTCTTCTTTGCTATCCTTAAAAGGCAGTACGTTGTCAATTCTAATATCATCCCAAACGCTTGATGCGTAACGTTGCCAAATGTAATGATTTAATTTTGTAATTTTGTCAACCTCGTTAATATTGTTTAGGTGTTCCCAAAGTTCAACCTCGTTTAAATTTGAGTTGTTTGCATTATTCCACGCTCTTAAAATGTTAGGTAAAATTGGAACTTCACCAGCATAATGATTAATTCCAAACGGATGTGTTACGGGTGTTTTGTTTTCGCCTTTTTTAGTAAATACTAAAACATAATCAGGCATTGCAGTAAAACATCTTGTACTATCTTCAACTATAAATTTATGCATTAAAGACTGTACCATTGTACGCATACGAACTTTTAAAGGCTCTTTCCAAATAGTGATACGGTTACGATATTCAAAACCGTACTTATTGTGTATTCTTATTATTTCATTTGGAAAATCCCAAAGTCTGCAAGTATTATCAAATACATCAGTACAATGTACAGCAGTTATACGACCAGCTTTTGTTACTCTTGCAATTTCTTTTACTAAAAATTCGTATTGCTCTAAAAATTGCTCTTTGCTTTCACAATTTGACATATCGTGTTCACTACTTGAGTAGTTATATAATCCTGCAAATGGTGGACTATAAACGCTTAAATCTACGCTTTCATTTGGTAGTGTAGGCATTACTAACATACAATCTGAATTATAGATTGCGTAACGGTCTGTTACAATTTGGTCTTTTACTTGATTTTCCATTTTTATAAAAATTTAGGTGTTATTATTTGTTTGTTAAATTCTTTTACTTTGTTTTCAAAACTACGATTAACATTTTCAGTTAAGTTTTTATGTAGTTGTATTGCTTTTTGTGTTTTTTGCTCCAACGCTTCTAAAACCCTTGTTTGTCCGTCTGAAATTACCATATCAATAGTAACATCATTCTTTTGACCAAACCTCCAAAAACGTCTTATAGCTTGGTAATATTGTTCATAACTCCACGTTGGAAAAAATACAGAATGATTACAATGTTGCCAATTTAAACCCATTGAAGTCATTTTTGCTTTTGTGATTAATCTTTCTATTTCTCCATTTGCAAACGCTAATAGTATTTCTTCTTTTTTTTCTATGCTTTGACTTCCAATTATCTCAACTGCATTTTTATCTGAATGTTTTAATATTGAACTTTCGTTGTTGGTATTACACCAATAAACCGACGTTTTACCTTGTGCTAATTCAATAGCTTTTTCACATCTTTTTTCTTCTGTTTGCTTTTGCTCATGTCTAACTTCTGTCATTGACTTTGCTATCGGTGTAAACATTTGTATTTGTCCGTTTACATCTATTAAAGATTGGTTTTCTACAATATGCCTATTAATAACAAGTTCAGGCAAATTATACCTTTCATTGCTAAATCCTAAATCGCTCGGCATTTTAGCCATAATTGACCATTGATTAACCCACGCAAAGAAATCCTTTTCGGCATGAGGTTTTAGATAAAACTTTTCGCCAATATTTCTATTATTGCTATCTACGCTATTTTGGTTATTTTTAAAAAACTTGCCTAACATATCCATATAACCCATATATCCTAATGCTTCGGAACTTGTACCTAATTCTATAAAGTCATTCGGGCTTGGTGTGGCTGTGCTTAAAAATCTAAATGGTATCTTTTTTACAAAAGTAGTTACCTCTTGTTTAATTTTACCATCAAAATTTTTAAGTATTGAACTTTCGTCTAAAATTACACCCTCGAAATCCTTTTCACTAAAATAGTGCAAACGCTCATAATTGCATACTACTATTTTTTTTGTATGCTTTCCGTCTTTTGAATATTCTATGTCATCAATACCTAATTTTTGAGCCTCTAAAATAAATTGAAAAGCAACTGCTAAAGGTGTTAATATTAATACTTTTTTGTTTGTGTGGTTGACTATGTTTTTAGCTAAAGCTAATTGAACTAAAGTTTTACCAAGTCCAGTATCTAAAAAAACTGCGCTTCTGCCTTTTTCAATAGCTTTTTCAATAACAAATTTTTGAAAGTCAAAAGCAATATCAGGGATGTAATTTGCTTTAAATCCAAAGTTACCTATTGAATGTCTTTTGTTTTCTAAAAATTTTTCGTATTCTGTCATCATATTTAAAGGTTGTTTTCATTTATAAATTTTCTAACTACTCCGATATTCTCTGGCTTACATCTAATTGTAAACCCTTTTGTATTGCCTTTTTTACGACCGCAATTGGCATGACCGCCTCTGTTGTCTTTTCTGTTTGGTTTTAAGATTTGTGCCATTAGTTTATTTTACTTTCAAAGATTAAAAAATCATTTTCAAAACTCACATTAATTTCAGGCAATTTATAAACTATATTTTCTGCATACTTTAATAAATCTTCTACATAAAAAACGTGTATAGGGTGTATGTTTTCAATAGGTTTAATTTTTCCTGCTTTCATTAAATTGTAAATATCGCTTCTCGATATGGATAATATATCACCCGCTTGATCTGTTGTCACTACTCTACTTTGCATATTTATTAATTAAGTATTTATAATTTGCAATATCAATATCATCCCACTTTTTAATATACTTATTGTGCAAGTTGGTTAACATTTTTCTATCTGTCGATTTTGCTTCTGTTAGTTTAAAAATAGGTCTTAAAGCATCGCATACCTCTTTGTTTGTCATGGCTTAACTATTTCAAAATCAACCTGCATTTCTTTAACCACTTCATTTAAAAATTGTTTATGATTTTTCAAATCCGCTTTTAGATTTCTAATCGTTTCGGCTTGACTTAAAATAGTCAATCTCATTTTTTCTATTTGCTCGGCCTCTGAAATAATATTAAAGGCGTTGGTCATTTTTTCGTTGTCAGCTAAAAAATTTGATTTAACTACATTTTCCATCCAGTTATAAAAGTTTTGAGTTTTCATGTTATAAAAGTTTTTTAAGTTCGTTTTTAATTTCTTTGATTTCATCCTCTAATTTGTATTTCGCTTTGCGCCATTCTGTGCTACTATTCCAATCGTATTCTAATTGTTCAATAGCATCCATTTTATCAAAAAGTTGATTTACTAATTTTTTTACGTCTAATAATTCGTTAAATAGTTGGTTCATTGAT